TTATAATCAATTAAGCTATCCAACATTTCTTGTTTAACTTGTAAGTTATCATTAAATATTTTTTCTATATCGTAGTTATTATCTTCAATATATTTACTAATTAACTTATCAATTAACTTTGATACTGTTGTTTGTTCATGTCTTGAACAGCTAATTAACTTCTTCCACACAGCAAGTTTAATGCTGATCATTTTTCTATTACTTACAACATCCAAGCCATTTAGTATTATTGTTTTTTTATTGTGCATGTTCAAAATTATCCTCCATTATTTTATGTGCCAATAGATTTCTATTCTCTAACTCACATTCAATTATTCTTTTATAAATGATCTCATTAATTTGATTTAATTGAAACTGATTATATAAATCAAATTGATCTAATAACTTTTCATCATTTAACAAAGCTATTTTCTCTTTGAGCTGTTGTATTGTGATCATATTTCACACTCACTATTTTGTAATAATTCTTGCCAATCAAATTTATTAGCAATAAAACAAGTACCCTCTTCAAGATTTTCAGGTGCAATATCACAAGCAGATATAAAAATAAAATCTTCTGTGTTATATATACCAGATCCTTTATATTCCATTTATGCAACCTCCTTTATTGTTTCAAACTCATACATATTTTCATCACAAGTTAAACATACATAAGGATAGTCTATGTCTTTATGTATTTCTACATAGAGATTAGATAAACAATTATGACACAGTTTATCTTTTAACTTGTGTTCAGATTTATATTCTTTATTCATTATATTGCCTCCTGGTTATCAATCCAAACTTTAGCATCTCTAATAGTTTTAAAATCTTGAGCTACACAGTCAAGCATATCTGGTGTCCAGATCATCCAATACTCAACACCTTTATCATTATAAGCGTTGCTAATATTCCAGTCTTTATAGATTATGTTTTCCATTGTTTTTATTTTCCTTTCGTTATTGTTTAACTTTGTTGGCTCTTAAAAAAGAATTGATATCATTCTTCATGCAAGCAATGATACCGCAAAACATATTACCCTCTATGTCTTTAAATGCTTTGTCTTTTTTAATTTGTTTTTCTAGTTTAATCATAAAGCAATCAAATTGTTTTTTATATTTGTTAATTGCTTTTTGGTGTACGCATTTTTTATCAGTCATGTTTTTACCTTTCGTTAGTAGTTAGTTAGTTTAAAGTATTCATCTAGGAACACTAGCAAGTGCATTGAAACATAGCCTAGAAGAATTATTATAGCTGTTATAATCAAAGCGTTTAAGTCTGATCTATTAAACATTAAACAACCTCCTTAACTTCTATAACTTCATCATTTTCCCAGCTTTCATCTCCTACCTCAGAATAACCTTTACCATTTAATACAAGATCCTGAGCTTGTTCTTCATTTTTTGCTGATACAATATAAATTTTTTGTACGTCATACTGTATGCAAACTGTATATTCTTTTAATTTTTTAGTCATTGTATAACCCTTTCAGTTGTTATATTTATATTAGATACTATCATAACCATATTGTCAATCTAGTATTTGATCTTATATTTTAAGATCCTATAACCCTAGATAATTCCAGGGTTATAAGTTATTAAAATTAACAATACTTTCTATCAAATTGGTTTTGTTTTTCTAAATTAGCTTTAAATTTTTCTTTAGTCCAATAGCAAGCATGAACAAACATACCTCTATTAAAATTAGGGTTGTCTTGTTCTAAGTAATTAGCAAGTTCAGTTATAAACTTATCTTTATTACAATCAGTTAAGTGTGCTTCAATTAAGCTAGCTAACTTGTTGTAGTCTTTTCTTGTCATCATTGTATTTACCTTTGTTGTTTGTTATAACCATATTGGTAAACTATTAATAATATTATGTAAACTATTATTTTCAGTAAAATTATTAAGTTATTGAAATTAAAGCGATTTATTTTTATAGCGTTATTTTATGCGGTTAAAAGAAAAGGAAGACAAAAAGAAAAGATATATAGAAAAGAAATGCAAAACGAAATTATCAACAACTTAACTTTAGATTGTATTTTAGGAATTAAACAAGATCAGTAATTGAACATAAATAGAATTAACAACGTGCAATTGTGTGAATAGATTTAAAGATCAATTAATTATATGTGGGATTATGTTCCTATTTATCATCACAACCAAACGTATTTAAAACGTGTGTTATGTGTAGCGGATTTGCAACAGTGTGATATTTATGCAACAGTATTATCAGCAATACAACCATAAATATATTTCCGATAATTAAATGTTATCGGAATAAACAGTCATTAGTCTAGAGCTTGTCTATATTTTGCTAACGACATACCCCATACCACCGCCAGTTGAGCCGCCGATCGTAATATATATATACATGGGACTTGTTAGGATACCTTTAGCCACTTAGCCTTCGCCGCACACAAAATCGCTAACTCATAATGGGTATATCCCCAAAACAACCCACCATCTTTTCCTTTGCCTGACCAACCTTTTTATATATTAGTAAAACACTACCTATAGTATATGAACAATATTATGCACCAAGATGATGATGACTTTTACAACTCTAACGTCAAAGCAGTTGTATTTATAGAAAAGGATAATTCCATAACTGTTAAGTTCACAGGTTTTGAAAACAAAGAACATTCAGCCATATTCAGTTCTTGGTTAATGATGCTATTGAATATTGAGAATGCAATCATAAATGATGCAAAGTCTAAGGCAATCCATTAAATGACAACGATAACTGAAACAGTAATTAATAGTGGTACAATCCAATACAAGATTCCATACTACCCAAGAGAAAAGCAAATAGAACTTCATTTCAATATGAAGAAATATCGCTGGTCGGTATTAGTCTGCCACAGAAGATTTGGCAAAACAGTTTGTATGATTAATCATCTACTAATGTCAGCACTACGTTCTACTAACAAAGCACCCAGATACGCTTATATAGCACCCACCTTTAAACAGGCTAAGTCTATTGCTTGGGATTATATGAAACAATACACATCATTAATACCTGGTGTTAAATTTAATGAAACAGAATTACGTTGTGATCTTCCTAATGGAGCTAGAATAACATTGTTAGGTTCAGAGAACTCAGATGGATTACGAGGTATCTATTTAGATGGTTGCGTTATTGATGAGTATGCAAACGTACAAGGTAAGTTATTTACAGAAATTATTAGACCAGCACTTTCTGATAGAAAAGGATGGTGCGTATTTATTGGTACACCACAAGGAACTAATAATAACTTCTACGAACTATACCAGCATGCACAAGGCGACAAAGAATGGTTTAACTATAAAGCTAAAGCATCTGAAACTAAAATAGTTGATCAAGCCGAATTAGACGCTGCGAAAAAAGTAATGGGTGAAAAGAAATACCTACAAGAGTTTGAATGCGATTGGATTGCAAATATAGAAGGTGCTGTTTATGGAGATGTAGTTACTAAGATGGAAGATGCTAGGCAGCTAACAAGAGTGCCTTATGATCCAACATTGCCAGTTAGTACAGCGTGGGATCTAGGTGTGTCAGATCATTCAGCAGTTATATTTTTTCAACAAATGGGTAGAGCTATAAACATTATTGATTACTACGAAGAACGTGGTCAAGGATTACCGCATTATATTCAAATGCTACAAAGCAAAGATTATGTTTATAAAGATCATTTTGCACCACATGATATTGAAGTTACTGATTTTAGTAATGGTAAAACAAGACGTGAGGTTGCTTATCAATTAGGTGTTAATTTTAAAGTAGTTCCTAAGATTCCTTTTGAAGATGGAATCCATGCTACCACAATGTTATTACCTAGATGTTGGATTGATACAGATAGTTGCAAAAAACTTATAGATGCGTTAAGACACTACCATAGGAAGTTTATAGATAAAAACAGAATGTTTAGATCTAAGCCTGTACATGATTGGAGTTCACACGCTTGTGATGCTATGCGTTACCTTGCAGTTGGAATCCAAGAAATAAATACTAGACAATCTGCACCGCAAAGTGTAGCAGATAGTGATTATAGGATTATATAAATATGGGATTCTTATCGCCAAAAATGCCATCGTTGCCACCAGTGCAACCATTGCCAGAACCACCTTCTACTAAATTGTCAGAAGCGGAAGAAAAACGAATTCAAGAAGAACAAGCTGCAATTCAAAGAAGAAGAAAAGGTAGAGCAAGTACAATACTAACATCTCCACTTGTTGAAGAAGAAACAACAACAGAGAAAAAAACTTTATTAGGAATGTAATATGGCATTTGGAAAATTAGCAAGAATGATACCAGTTATGGTAAAAGGAGTTAAGATGATGGATTCTGGTTCTTCAGAACAAGAAGCAAGATCTTATATGGAATCACAAGGATTAAGAAATATTCAAATTTCAAAACCATCTTTAGTAGATGTATCTGCAGAAGGAATGAAGAAAAAAAATTTAGCAAGAGGAACTGGAGTTACATACTCTGGTGTTAGAACAACTTCAAAAGGTTTACTTACTCAAGCAAAAATTGAGAAGAAAACTTTGTTAGGAGGTTAATATGGGTGGTCCAATACCAAATCCTTTTAAATCTCCATCTGCTCCTGCACCTCAACCTGCTCCTGTAGCCGCTGCACCAACTACTGCAGAAGTATCTCAAGCTACAGCAACTGATATGGATGCAAAAGGAATTAGAAGAAGAAGACGTGGAAGATCTCCAACTATATTAACTGGTGCTTCAGGCGTTTCAGAAGGAGCAACTTTAGGCTCTCCAACTTTATTAGGATAAACAATGGGTGAAACAGATTTAGTAAAAGATCTCTTAAAGAGATTTGGAAAATTAGTAACACAAAGACAAACTTGGGAATCGCATTGGCAAGAAGTATCAGATTACATGATGCCAAGAAAAGCAGATGTAACTAAAAGAAGATCACCAGGCGATAAACGATCTGAATTAATATTTGATTCATCACCATTACATGCAGTTGAATTATTATCTGCATCTCTACATGGTATGCTAACGAACCCTGCAACACCATGGTTCTCATTAAAATTTAAAAACATAGATATGATTGATGAAGATGCAGCAAATGAATGGCTGCAAGATGCTACAGAAAAAATGTATGAAGCATTTAATAGATCTAATTTTCAACAAGAAATATTTGAACTGTATCACGATCTAATTACTTTTGGTACAGCAGCAATGTACATTGAAGAAGATGAAGAAGATATTATTAGATTCTCAACAAGACACATTGGAGAAGTTTACATTTCAGAAAACAATAAAGGAAAAGTAGATACAGTATTTAGAAAATTTAAACTTACAGCTCGTGCTGCGATTATGCAGTTTGGCGAAAAGAATGTTTCTAAAACAACTAGAGGAATTGCATTAAAAGATCCTTATGAAGAAATTACAATTCTTCACGTTGTATATCCAAGAGAAAATTACGATCCTAGAAAAAAAGATAACAAGAATATGCCATTTGCTTCTTGCTATATTGAACCAGAAAACAAACACGAAATATCTCAATCAGGATTTAATGAGTTCCCATACGTTGTGCCACGTTATTTAAAAGCATCATTTGAAATCTATGGAAGATCTCCTGCTATGACTGCTTTACCAGATGTTAAGATGTTAAATGAAATGTCTAAGACAACTATTAAAGCTGCACAAAAACAAGTTGATCCTCCACTATTAGTTCCTGATGATGGATTTATATTACCAGTAAGAACAGTACCAGGTGGATTAAATTTTTATAGAGCAGGTACTAGAGATAGAATTGAACCATTAAACATTGGTGCAAATAATCCACTAGGTTTAAACATGGAAGAGCAAAGAAGAAATGCAATTAGAGATGCTTTCTATGTAAATCAATTAATGATGCAGAATGGTCCACAAATGACTGCAACAGAAGTTGTGCAACGTAACGAAGAAAAGATGAGATTACTTGGTCCAGTTCTTGGAAGACTGCAGTCGGAATTATTAAGACCAATGATTGATAGAACATTTGCTATTCTACTTAGAAAGAAACTATTTAGACCAGCACCAGAATTTTTAGCTG